ACGGGGATACCGAGCACCAAAGCCCCTTCTACACAGCTTAAGCTAAACAGAACCGAGACGGCCCTGTCAAGCCTGGCGACAGCCAAGCGACACAAGACTGTCACCGACTGTATAGAAGACTCTGTATAGAAGCTCGTACGCCATCTCTTATCAGGTACTCCTACTAAGGGAACCCGTTGTATAGGGCATTATATCGCTTTATTTCACGACAACCTTAATAGGATTACAAGGGACCTACGCCCCATAGCACACTCGTTGTATAGAGTATTCAACCTGCTTTATTTCACAGGAACTATGGAATGTAGGCCACCATGCAGCCTTTCGGGCAAACTCGCAAGTCAATACGATCGAACATCTCCCCACCCCCTTGGTGCGGGGATGAGAAAATGTACACTCCAGCAAAGGAGCTACTTTTTCTAGATCATATTAACTGCTAAGTTCGCCTGCAGGGATCTGCTATGGCTTCCTTGAGTCTGATGAGAGTGGATAGGCGCACAAGGAATTCTAAAACAGAATTTCTGGTGCCCGCGAGACTACTCATCCTTGCGGATGGCACTCACCGACCGGTCTGGTAGCCGGTTCAGTGACCGCACCCCAAGATGAGCACTGGTCTACCTCAAGATAGGAGACTTAGGCAATAAGCACCCAAATAGTTGCGTGGTAAGCGCTACCATAAGAACGCTCACTGCCACCGGACTACTTGGGTAGCCCAATGCTACCTACGAGCCCTCGGGCTCCCCTCGGTCAACAGGCGGAAGTCTAATTACCGGTCCGGATGGGATCCGGACAGGTAATACGACTCTCCGTACCTCGCGAGTAGGTTTGATCTCCTCCTGAGGCACCGCTGCTCCTCCTTGGATTGCGGGTGCCCAAATGTTCTTCTCAGCGAAATCCCGACATACGTCGAGAATAGCTTTGACTAACATTGAGTCCGCAAGCGAGAGAGAATGGGCGGCTCTCATGGAGAAGACCCCTTTGCTAACAAAGTACTTTGAGACTCCTACATTTAAGTAGGATTCCTCAGTTACTTGTTGGCCTTCATCCCAGCCCGCAATGGCTTGAAACTCTCGAGTTGAGTGGCGGGTAATACCGACCGCTCGGCCAAAAGTCTTATTAAGGACCATGGCACTCTCGAGGATCATTCCATTGAGGACAAGGATTAAGGGGGAATTCTTCCCTAGAGCCTTTCGGTAGGACTGGACATCCAAGCCTGGGCATTTCTTAAAGAGCATACCATTCAGTTTAGCACTGATACGGTATGCATCCTTTTGGAAACGCCCAAAATCTCGTTCGATGAGCCGTTTCGCAGCCTCGATCCTAATCAGCCTCATAAGCTGATTTGAGTCGAGCTCTTCTACGGATAACCGGAGAAGGTGCTGCGAGACAGGAATACCGAAGTAGTGCTCTACTCTATCTAAGAGTAAGGCATGTTCTCCCGTATTCTTGGCTTGCGCCAACGCATCGAACACCATATATAGCTTAACGACTCGCTCGCTTTGCGCGGGTTTGCCGAAAAGTTTATATATGGCTGAGATTAGTTCCGGGTGCCTTCCTATCTCTAGGTCCCAGCCATGGTCACGCTGCGTGCTTAAGTAATTGTGCAGAAGTGAATAACGCTTCCACACACTACTGAAACCAGCAATACTAAAACCTGTGACTTCCAACCCTTTATGGAACCATCTTTTAGCGAATTCAAATGTGTCATTAGACACATGAGTCTTCTGCTCGGAGATGGGCATATCGAGTTGGAGTAGCAGGTCCTTATATTGCTGTGCAACAGCTGCATTGGCAATCACTATATCATCTCCTAGCAAGCAGTAGCTCGTGAAATGCGGAAAACCCGCACGTAACGCAGCTACGCGAACTATGAGATGATGAGTGAGAGCCATTGCTGGCCATGATGAGTAAGCCCCCATAGGCTGTCCACAGTTATATTTAACTGAAGGACTACCTTTGGAGGTGTACTCATACTCAGTTAGGATGTGAGCCCAGGCCACCGCTCTTTCCTCACCCACAATTCGACTGATTACCCTCCGCTGTAAAGCGATAGGCATCCGGTCGGTTGCGTTTGAAAGATCGAGCGAGTAGAAAGGACTGAGAGAGAGGATTCGTGTAAAGGATCCTTGATCAAAGGTACAATCGGGACCTATCTTCCGTAACATACGGTTCATAACCGCATGCAAAGGTCGTAAGGCCGACTGTGACCAATAATCAA